CTCGGCCGTGTGGCGAGAGCGCCACGGCGGACGGATTCATGTTGCGGCGTTCCTGGACGCCGTCCGCACCGCGGCTCCCGAAGCAATCGATGAGGGTGGAACATGATGTGGCGTGCGCGGGCGAAGTCCCCGCCGGTTCGCGACCGGATGCACGCACCGCGGGGCGGTCACTCCACAATGGAGAGGCCCACTTCCGCGCGACCCGTCGGCCGCCTGGCACGCCCCGCACTTATTCGAGACGACTCAAGAACTGGAGGGCAATTGAGCACTTTCTCTGAAAACGTCGTATCCAAGGAGAGTGTCACGGCGCCCCCGGCATATTTCTACACTCCGATCGACGTGAGCGACTCGCATGCGCTGTGGGGCGCGAATTGCGCGCCGACCGCTCTCGCAGCCCTGCTGGGCGTGGAGACAAGAGAGATCCGGGACGCCTTCCCCTGGTTCCCGGCGCGGCCGTGGACGAACCCGACGCAGCTCCAAGAGGCGATCCGGCGCGCGGGCGGGGAGGTGACTCACGTCCGCTCGCTCGCGACCGCCCAGCGCGTGCCGTTCCCGGAGCACGGGCTCGCGATCCTCCAGATCGACGGGCCATGGTGCGCGGAAGGCGTGAACCCGCGCGCGGCCTATCGATACACCCATTGTGTAGCGGCGACGCGCGCACAGGGCCGCCTGCACGTCTATGACGTCAACGCCGGTCCGGACGAGCAGCCCGGCGCGTGGCTGCTCGGCCTCACATGGGCACGCGAGGTGATGCCGCTGCTCGTCGAGAGCACGAAGCGCGCGACGGGCTGGTTCGTCAAAGTCGCCTTTGAGGTCGCCGCGGCGAGAGAGGATGCCCTGCGATGAAGACGCTGCCTCTGAACGAGCCCTTCAAGGTCCACGGCGGCTCCGGCTGGACGTTCACCATGATCGACCGCGTCGGCGACGTCGCTATCGCGCGCAAGGTCCACCCGGACGTGCGGCGCGCCGCCTATGAAGTCGCGATTGTCCAGCGTCACGAGGCGTACGAGCTCGGCGGAAAGACGATCGAAGCTGGGGAGAACTGGCCGGGCTCAGAGGCATTCGGGCGGCTGGCGTGGGCCCCGGCGAGCTACGCCGACGCGCGCAAGAAGTTCGACGAGTTGATCAAGACCGCTGGAGAAGTCCAATGAATAATCCTGTCGCGTGGCGGTACGATCTCACGAGCATCAATGGTGAGGGGTGGGCCACGGTCCTGCTCACGTCGGATGGTTTCTTCGCGGCTGTCACGGATTACGGGAATTACGCGCACATGTGGCCCGCCCACGCGCTCACCATCGGCTTTCGCGAATTTATCTGCAAGGTAGAGGCTGGTTATCTCCTGACGAAGATCGCTTACAAGGAGTACGACGGCGAGGCCACTGCTGCAGCGATCCGAAAGGTCATTCGAGAGAGTCGCAAGCTTGGCGGGCTCACAAAGGAACAGGCGCGCGAAGAGCGTATTCTGCTCGAAGAGCACGACGAAGTCTCCTGCCTTGCCGCATATGCGACCTGGTTCAATGAGACGAAGCTGGAGCCGGGCTTCGACTTCACGTGCGACCGATGGCCCGCGCAGGCCGCCTCGTTCGCCGAGAAGACGCTGCCGAGGCTGAAGGCGGCTATCCAGGCTGAGCTGGAACAGGAGGCTTCGGCCCGGGCAGGAGGTGGTGGATGACGTCGCGCCGCCGCCCCATCACCTTCCGGCCTGGACTGCGGTCCGAGTACCTGCGCCAGCCAGCTGAGCGCCTGGCGCTGTCGCGGGTGCTGCTGCTCCTGCTCCTCGTGGCCGTGGCCTTCGCCATGGTCTTGGTGCTCGTCGCCCAGGCGGTCGCGCCAGCATTGGAGGGCCTGTGAAGATTACCGAAATCGGCCTCACGAGCCGCGCGCAGCGCATCCTCTGGGCCGCGGGCATCACCACCGTGGACGCTCTCTGCGAACGGACGCCTCTCGAGCTGAGCATGCATCGTGGCTTCGGCGTCGGCTGCCTGCGGAACGTCGAGGCGGCTCTCTCGGCCAAGGCCCGAAAAGAATGGCCCGACCCGCGGGAGGTTCTTCTCCGCCGCATCATCAAGGCTTGGGATAACGAAGACCGTCAGATGGCCGCACTCATCGATGAGGCGCGCCGCCCAGAGAGCCGCCCGCCCTTGGCGCCGTTTTGGGACCTCGACGAGCCGGCGCGACCGCCAGTGGAGTTCGAGACCGTCGACCTGCCCACCGAGCCGGCCAACGAGGCTGCGCCACCATCGCAACGAGGCACGCCGTGACCGAGCAGCTGTTCCTGCCGCAGGACACGGGCTCCTCGCCCGAAGAGCTCGCGCCGGCGGCGCCGCGCACCCGCGCGGAGATGAAGGCCGACATCGAACAGGCGCTCCGCGAGCGCTTCGCGCCGCCGCAGTACGCCATCTTCTTTGAGGTACCCAGTGCCACCGGCGGCGCCGCCTCGCGCCGCGCCGACGCCATTGCAATGGCGCTCTGGCCGTCGCTCGGGCTGGAGATTGTCGGCATCGAGATCAAGGTCGACCGGCGCGACTGGCTCCGCGAGCTGAAGCAGCCGGCAAAGGCGCAGGAGCTTGCGCGCTTCTGCGATCGCTGGGTGATCGCCACCGCGCCCGGCGTCGTGAAGCTCGAGGAGCTACCGCCGGCGTGGGGGCTGCTCGTTCTCCGCGGCAAGGGGCTGCGTCAGGAGCGAGAGGCGCCGAGGCTGGCGGCGCAGCCGATCGAGCGCACCTTCCTCGCGTCGCTGCTCCGCGCCGCCTCCGAGGCCAACCCAGCCGAGCAGGCGATCCGCAAGGCTGTCGAGGCCGCACACGCCGAGGAGAGCGCCGCCGCGAAGAAGCAGCGGGATACGGACGAAGGATATGCCCAGAAGAACTACGGCGCGCTGAAAAAGGCGGTGGGCGAGTTCGAGGCAGCGAGCGGGATATCCATCAGCCGGTATGACGGCCCGGCCCTCGGCGCCGCCGTGCGGCTGGTGCTGGACAGGGAGTGGAAGCTTCAGGAGATGGAGGCCGCGTCGAAGCGCCTCCGCGTCACGGCGACCGAGCTTGAGGCCGCCCGCGCCGAGATCGCCGCGTTGACGCCGGCGCCAGCTCCACCAGCAGCGGAGGGCTCGACGCCGTGACCCAGGACCTCGTCGCGCTCGGCGCCGCTGTCCGCGCCGCCACCACCTACCAGGCTGCCGCCGATGCGCTCGGCATGCCGTATCCCGAGGTCTACCGCGCCGCGCGACGTGAGCGCCTGGCGGTCGCTCCCGCGCCGCGCCCGATCGCTCCGGAGCCGACGACTCCGATTCTCTCCTCGTGGATCCCGATCCCGCCTGGCATCGTCGCCGGCCGCGTCGTCGCGATCCGCCTCGATCAGCACCGCCGCGTCCGCGCCCTGATTCGCGACCTCGGCGACGGCTGGCACTCCTGGGAGCTCCGCGACGCCGCCAGCGGTCGGATAGACAAGCCAGGTCTTCGCGGCTCGCGGCAGGGGGCTGAGGCCGGCGCCGATGAGGCGCTCGCCGATCTCGGATGGCTCCCGCCGATCGCGCGCGCGCGTGTCAGGATTGGCGACGCGGATCAACGATCTGGTCGACCTGAACAGCCGGAACGTGATAGCGTCCATGGCGAGACGCCGCTGCCTTGCCGGGCCGCGACGCCTCTCACCGCCGAAAGGACGAGGATATGAGCCTCGACAAGCCCCCGGCGGCTGCGGGCCAGGATATGGCGCCCGACGCTGCTCCGCAACCTGAACACCGCCCGCCGTGCTGCGAGGCCCTCGCTCGCGTGCTCGCGCCGTGCAGCCAGCATCCAGACCCGTTCGACTGCTCCGACGCGGTCATCGTGTCCCTGTCCGACGGCCGTATCGGGATGCCCATTCGTGATGGTGGGCGTTCCTGCTTTCTCATCGCGTTCTGTCCGTTCTGCGGCGAGCTATTCAATGAAGTGTCCGGGCCTCCACCATCGGGGGCGGCGCGATGACCTGGACCAGAGACATGCACGGCCTCGCCATCGCCCTCCAGGTCACCAAGAGCCGTCGGGAGGCGGTGGAGCTGGTGAGGACCTGGCGCGCGCCGCTGCGGCCGCCTCCAACGCCAGAGCCGAGCTTCGATGATGAGCCGCGGGAAGACCCGCCGAGCAAGCGCCGCGCCGCGGGCGGCGCGGGAGGCGAGGATGACTGAGGAACCCGATTGGACCGATCTCGACTCGTTGGCCCGCGAGGTCCGGAAGACGGAAACGCCGGGCGAGGCCATGCTGCTGTGTGGCATCTGGGGATGGCGGAAGGGGTGGCGTCCTCGCGCGCAGTACGAGGTCGCCGGACACCGCGTCGATATTGCCGTACTCGAAGCTCGTGTCGCAATCGAGTCTGATGGGTTCGATCACCATAGCAGCAACGCCGACCTCGAGCGCGACCATGCCCAACAGAACGCCATCGTGGCAGCGGGGTGGACGCCGCTCCGCTACACCGCGCAGCAGTCGTTCCTAACGAGTGGTCAATCCGCGACTGCGGCGCTCAGAGAGATCAACAGGCGCTTGAAGGGCGGTCCGCAATTGCAGATGCGGCCGAGTCCAACGCCAAGAGGTCTGCCAGATTTGACGGAGGAGCAGCGGGCCGCGCTTGTGGACGGCGCCAAGGCCCTCCTCGCGACGCTGAGAAGTGAAGAGACAGGCGGAATCGTGCAGCGGAGGAGGCGATAGTGCGCTCCTGGTTTCGCATCGATCCCGGCGCGGCGTTCGACAAGAAGGTCGAGATGGCAGGCAATGAAGCGTTCGGCGCCTGGACGCGCGCGGGAGCGTGGTCCGCCGGCAACCTGACGGACGGAATGATCCCCCGCGCCACCGCGCACAAGATCGCCCCGCGTCGGGTATGGGAGAGAGCCATTGCAGCGCAATTGGTAGAGGAACTGCCGGACGGATATAAGATCCACGACTACCTGGACTGGAACCCTTCAGCGGAGGAAGTGCGCGCGAAGAGCGCGAAGCGTTCCGCCGCCGGGCGGCTCGGTGGGAAGAAGAGCGCGGACGCGCGCCGAGAGGCGCTCACCGAAGCCGTCGAGCCACCGCCCGACCTACCCCCGGACCAAGCAAACGCCGAAGCAATTGCTTCACCAATTGCTCAAGCAAACGCCGAAGCAATTGCCGTCTCCCCCGTGTGCGCGCGAGAGAGATCTCCCTCCGGTATTTCTTTTCATGATTCTTCTCTTACAGGTCTTTCCAAGATCGGGGATCCGGTAACCGCGCCCGCGCGCGAGGGCGAACGGCATGGACAGCTCGGGCTTCTTCCGGAGCCGGTGCCCGAGCCGAAGGCGAAGCGGGGCGTGAAGAGACTCATACCAGAGACTTGGACGCCGAAACGAGAGGCCTTCGCTCTCGGGCGCGAGCTCGGCTTCGACGACGAGAGGGTACGCTTCGAAGGTGCGCAGTTTCGGGACAACGCGAAATCCTCTGAGCGGATGTGCGTGCACTGGGATCCGGCGTTTCACAACTGGCTTCGGGTCGCCAAACGGCGCGAAGCGCAAGGGTGGACCGGCGCGACGCGAAGGTCGGCGACGACGACTCATCCAGCGTCTGACCTCAAGGGCCTGAACATCGCCACCGGCGAATCGGAGGAACCGTGGCAATAGATATTTCGCACGTCGGACGGCCGATCGCTTTCGATGAGCCGCCGGCCTTGGCTGCGCGCCCTTGCCGTGGCGGTTGCCAGGCGCCTGTTCCTCGTCACGCCCCCCTCGGGCTTTGCGTGGCCTGCCTGGCGCACCACGATGCCGCTGAGCGGGAGGTCATGCTCGCCCGCCTCGTGCCCGCGCGGCACATCCTCGCCCGCTTCGGGACGCCAGAGCTGGCCGCGTGGTGCCCTGACCCCGAGGCGCGCCGCCGCGCGGAGGCGTTCGCCAGCGCGCCGCCGCCCTGCCTGACCTTGCTCCTGACTGGCCCAACGGGGGCCGGTAAAAGCACCCTTGCCGCCGCCGTCGTTCGACGCCTGCGGGAGCGCGGCCCCGTTCCCGTGGTGTGGCTCGACGTGCGCGATGTGGCGCTCGCACGGAAGCGTCACGGGCTCGGTGACGGGGAGCCGCCGCTCATCGAGCAGGCGTTCGACGCCGACGTCCTGGTGCTGGACGATCTCGGCAAGGAGCGGGAGATGCGCGTGGATGAGGCCTACGAAGTTTCGCGCCTGCTCGATCTCCGGCATGCCGCCGCCGGCAGGCTCACCATTGCGACGACGGAGCTGCCTGTTGCGGCGCCAGAGCGGCCCATGGACATCACTCGGGCATATGCGCCTGCCATCGTGCGACGTCTCGCCGAGCACTTTGAATCAGGACCGCCACCCCGCGGATGCGCCGTTGTTATCCCCGTCCGGAGGAAGTCATGATGCGAAATGTCGCCGGCCGTGTGCCGCCGCACGACCTCGACGCCGAGGCCGCCGTCCTGTCGGCTGTCCTGCTCGATCGCGACGCGCTCGATCGCGTGCTCGAGATCCTCAAGCCGGAGCATTTCTACAGCGAGGCGAACGCGCGCATCTTCCAGGCCGCGCAGCAGCTCGCCATCGCGATGACGCCCATCGACATGGTGTCGGTCGCGTCGTGGCTGCGCGACCGCGAGTGGCTCCAGAAGATGGGCGGCACCGCGTACCTTGCACACCTCGCGGACGCGACACCGGCGGTCGGTCACGTCGGCGCTCACGCCAAGGTCGTCCACGAGAAGTGGCGCCTCCGCCAGCTCATCGCGACGTGCCAGCGCGTCGCCGCCGAGGGTTACGGCGACGTGGGCGAGGTCCAGGAGTTCGTATCAGCCTACGCCGAGTCCGCTCGCACGCTCGCTAGCGCCGGCGCGACGGGTCAGCGCGCAGAGCCGCTGGCCCCCGTCCTGAAGCGCGTGTTCGAGAAGATCACAGCGAATGCCGAGAGCGGCAAGCGGATGCTCGGGACTCCGTCAGGAATGACTCGGATTGACGCAAAAACCGGGGGCATGCACGACGGCGATCTGATTGTCGTGGCGGGTCGGTCGGGCATGGGGAAGACGAGCTATGCGCTGAACGTGGGGGTCAACGTGGCGTGCCCGCGAACGGAGCAGATCGGCGGGCGCGAGGTGATCGTGCACGGCGCCGGGGTCTGCATATTCTCGCTCGAGATGCCGCGGGAGCAGCTGGCGATCAAGATGATCTGCTCCGAGGCGCGGGTGGACCTCGGCAGGATCCGGCAAGGGCAATTGCATGCCGACGACTGGCGCAAGCTCACCGAAGCGGCCTCGTACCTCTCCGCGCTCCCGATCTGGATCGACGACACGCCCGCGCTTGGCTTGTCCGAGCTGCGCGCGAAGATCCGGGCCGTTCAATCCGACTATGATCGGGAGGCCACGGAGACACAGCCAGCACGGCGCGTCGGGCTCATCATTCTCGACTACTTGCAGCTCCTGAAAGGGCGCGACGGGGCGAAAGAATATGACGTCGTGACCGAGAACTCTAAAGCGCTGAAGGTGCTCGCAAAGGAGCTGAACATGCCCACAATGGCGCTCTCGCAGCTCAATCGCAGCGTTGAAAATCGGGGGAAAGACAAGCGCCCCCAGATGAGCGACCTGCGCTCATCTGGGCAGATCGAGCAGGACGCGGACACGATAATTCTTCTCTACCGCGACGAACACTATTACCCCGATACGACCACCATGCGAGGTCTCGCTGAGGCGATCATTGCGAAGCAGCGGAACGGCCCAACGGGGAAGGTGCTGGTGCGCTTCTCCGCGTCGTGCACGCGCTTCGACAACCTCGAGCCGGGCGACTACCCCGAGGAGAATCAGGACGAATGACAACCATCACCCCGGAGCACCGCGCGGCCATTGACCGCCTGTCCACGAAGCCCGGCCGCTGCAGCGTCACCGACTGCAACGAGTCGCTGCTCTGCGTGCTCGTCGAGCCGTGGGAGCCGGCGCCGGGCGAGGCCTTCGACCCGAAGAAGGCTCCGACGCCGCGGTTTGCCTGCCCGGAGCATCAGGTCTGGCTCACCGAGTGCTTCGACGAGGGCTACCCCGATGACCCGGAGTACCCACACGGGCTCTACCACGCTGTCCTGCGCGACGTAGCGGACCCAGCCTGGCGCTGGCTGCCGGAGCGGATGCGCGCCGCGGCGATGCGTGCTGGCTTCGCGGTGCGGCCGACGCCCGGCGGGCTCATGCCGTACCCGCGCTTCAGGGTGGGCGTCTGCGCCGGGCGCGCGTGGGCGACCGACGGGCGGAGCCTGCTCGACATCGGGTCGGCGGCGGAGGCCGAGACGGCGCTGGAGCGGATGGAGCTGCAGGTCAGCCCGGCGTCGGCGCTGCCCACCGAGCTCGCCCGGCACCGGTTGGCGGAGAAGCACATCGCGGGTCTCCTGACCGGCAGCCTGGAGGCTCGGCCGGTCCAGGCCGGCCCCGCTGAGGCTGGGCTGGGCGCCCGCTGGAAAGGCTTTGTCGCCGTCGGCCGGGCGGTGGTGCCGGGCCACGTCGCGACGCTGGTGACGGAGCTCGTCGGCGCCGTCTCGTGGCGGGGCAGGGGGCCGCTCGAGCCGGTGTTCGCGGAGCGCGGCCAGGTGGTGGCGGTGCTGATGCCCGTCAACGTCGAGGTCGCGGAGCAGGCGGCGCGGGAAGCGCTCGACCAGCTCGGGCCTGAACCGGTGGTGCTCCCGAAGACCGCCAAGATCTCCATTCAGAGCCCGAGCACTCCGCCGAGCGATTGGCTCCCGCCCAGAGGGTTTCGATGAGCGGCCGCATCGGCAGCATGGTCGACCGGTTGCTGGCCTTCTTGGCCCCGGCGCGACACTCACCGGCTCCGCGCCCGCTCGACCTGCGCGGCTTCCGCATGACCCGGCGGGAGGCGGCCTCCTGGCTCGATGCGATCGACCCGCCGGCGCTGGACGACTCCCACCCGACGCGCGGCGACCTCGCCCTCGTGGCATCGCGGGAGGAGTTTCTGCTCTGGGCGCAGACGGGCCGTTTGGACCCGCGGGCCCGGGCGCTCTGCGCGATCTACCTCGCGGCCGCGCGAGGAGAGCTCTGGTTCCGGCCGGCGATGTGCGTGCACGGCTGCGGCCGCCCCGCGACGCTCGTGCCGTACTGGGAAGACGATTTCACGCCGGCGTATTGCGACACCTGCGGCGTGCCGGGCGAGGACATTGAGGTGCCATGGGCCGATCACGTCCGCGCGCTGTGGACGCTGAAACAGGCTGGCACGACCGCGAAAAGCAACGTATCACCGGGAGATAGCCAATGATCGCGAAGAGAGCAGACGGGCAGTCGGTGGACCTCTCGAAGCCGGAGAACGTGAAAGCTGGGATGGTCTTCCGGCTGGCGGATGGGCGCGAGGGCGCCGCGGCGTGCGATGGCCAGCTCGGCGTTCCTCCAGGTGCAGGCCACTTTCTTGGATGTCACCCGGGATTCGCAGCCCGTGAGGACTGCGAGCGATTCGGTATCCCGTTGCGCTGCCAGCAGCACGGCGTGCCGGATGTGCCGTTCGACGCCGGGGCGTATGGCTTCGCGAGGACGCGGGACGGGTTCGCGGTGGACTTGCGGAAGTCGAGCGACCACCTGCCACCAGGGACGGTGTTCGCGGTTCCGAGCGGCAAGCGGACCGTCTGTGGACGTGGCGCGAATGCTCCGCTGCTCGAGGACGAGCGGTTCGTTGGCCTCAACGCGCGCCATGCCCGCCCGGGAGACGTGGAGCGGCTGTGCTGCGGGAGGCGTGACGAGACGAAGCCATACCCCATTCCTGGCATGGGCATGCGGGACACGGTTTGCACCCTCGCCATTGGGCAGCACGCTGAGCACGAGGACCTGGCGACAGGCACGAGGTGGCCTGCCGAGAAGCCGCTGCTCGCACCAAACATCTACGAAGAGACCCTTCGGTTTGTGGACCAACAGTTCGCGAAAGCATTGCTCGGGCGGACCTTCGTCGAGACACCGTTCCCCAGTACGCCTGTGCCGGATCCGCGCCTGCAAACACTGCGCGTCGGTGGCCGCGCCTATGCCTGCCTGGTGACCGAGCGGCCGAGGCGACGGCGCAGGCACCTGGGCGAGTACATCGATGGCCCGCGGAGGAGGCTCGTGTCGGCGCGCGACCGGAACGAGGTGTGGGAGGCTTGCGAGCGCAGTGCCGTGTTCGAACTCGTCGAGCAAGCCGGGGTGACGTGCATGCTGGCGGTGGGCTGGACGCGCCGCCAGCATGCAGACGTGCAGGACACCTCCGACTTGGAGGTCGAGTTCCTCGAAGCGGTGGGCTTCGACGTGGTGCCGTGCGCCGCCTGCGGCGTCGCGATGGAGCCAGGCACCGATCGCGCCCCGGTCGCTATCGACGTGCCCAACAAGAACGCCGACGACAACCCGCGGAGGTTCACGGTCTGCCGGCCCTGTGCCGTGAAGCTGAACGGGGCCGAGGTCGCACACAAGAACGGCCGCCTCGCGTGGCATCAATGCCCGCGGTGCAAGGAGCCGGTGCCCAAAGAGAGCCGAAGTTCCTGGTGCTCAAACACCTGCGCAATGGCACATATCCAGGACATGGTCCGCGCAGGGAAGATCGACCACGACAAGGTTCAGCGGTTGATGGGGGCGTTCGACGCCCGGGCGAGAGTGGGCTTCGGAGATGTTGGCGCTCTCTGCACGGTCTACGAGGATGGCGCGACTAGCTGCTCGTGCGGCAAGCCCGGCGAGCCAGCGATCCACAAGGGCGACTGCAGGGTCGAGCCGTGGGCGCGATCGGCGGCCGAGATCCTCGCAGCGGCGGCGAAGGCGGCCTCCAGCTTCGAGAGCGCCCAAGGCGCCGCGGCCGCGGTGGTGCTCGGCCGGTGGCTCCGGTCGGTCTGGGACGCCACGCCTGCGGGCCAGCTCGTCGCTCGGGATGCCGCGGTGGCCAAGGCGATCGCCGACGTGCCCGAGGGCTGCGACCCGGGCGGCTGGGCCAATGTGGTGCGGGTGCTCGCGGCGGATAACTGGGACGGGCCTTACCCGCGTGCGACGGCGCGCAATCGGGCGGGCTTCCCGCAGCACCTCCACGAGGAGGTGGCCGACATCAGACAGTCAATCGCCTCCTATGCTCGCGCGCGCTTCGTGTTCGGGTACTCGCCCGCGGAAGCCCTGCGCTGGGTGCTCGAAGCCGAGGGCGGAGAAGAGGCAGAGCCGGGCGCCATCAAGCTCGCCGAGCGGCTGATCGCGGCGTACGAGACTGGACGATGATCCTTCGCGGCGTCCACCCCGGTCTCGTGATCACCGGCCCGCTGGGCTCGGTCGTCGGCATCGCATTGCAGGATGCCGAGAAGGGCGACCTCGTCACGATCGCGATCAACGGCGTGGCCAGCGGTTCGTTCGCGCCGCCAGCGACCGCCTCGTCGCCGGCCTTGCGCCACGCCGCAGACGAATGCGGACATTGCGGCTGCCCGTACCCAGAGAGCCCGTGTCATTACTGCGGAATGAGGACCAGGCGATGAGCGGCGCTGTTCCTTTTTCGATCTTTTGTTGGCGTGATGCTCCCGTCGACCTGTCGCTTCTGCTCGGCCCGCGCGTGGGTTTGCGGTCGCGTCGACGGCTGGCCGCAGCTATGCGGGCGCCGTTCGTGTTCGCTATGCCACCGAAGGGGGCTGTGCGAGTCACGTTCACGCCAAGCAACGAGCAGCCCTGGACGGTGGAGGTGCTGCCCTGAAAAGCGAAACGCCCCGCCGGTGGAGACGGCGAGGCGCGGGTCTCAGCACGCGGGCAGCGGGCGAGGAGTGTCGGCTACCACGGACGGGCCTGTCCTGTCCAGGAGAACTTGATGCCCCACCGCTACGACAACTTCGACGGACCGCCCAGAGATGCGAGCCACAGCCTCGAGTCGTGGCACGTCGCGGCCGACCAGGCCGACGCTGCCCAAGAGGCGGCCGAACGCCGGGCCAGCAAGGCGCTGCCGGACCTGTACCAGGTCGCCGATGCCGTACTGACGCCGCTGATGGGCTCGAAGCCCCTGCGGGCGATCCCGCGGCGCCTGGGCACAGCCGCCCGTGACGCGTTGGACGCTCGCGGGGAGAAGCTGACCCGGGAGAACCTCTTGCTAGAGGCCGCGCGCTTCCTGGCGCAGGAGCGGGCCGCGGCGGACCCGGAGCTCGCGGTGGCACTACTCCTGCGAGCCGCGCTGCTCTTTCGACCGACCGGCGGATGGAGCGGGCACGCGCCGCGTGGCGCCCGCCGGGAGGGCTTCGGCTCGCTCGGAGCACTCCTCGGCGCGGCCTTTTCGGAAATCCCGCTGGGGATGGCGGCTATCCCGATGGAGATCGCCCAGAACCGCGCCCGGACGCGGAGCCGCGACGGGGAGGTGTTCGTGCAGGCGTCGCACAGCGGCACGAGCCGGGCGCGCAACGCCGAGGCCGTCGAGCGCCGGACCGACGCGCAGGCGCTGATCTACCGGAGCCAAGTGGAGCTCTCCGCGGTGTCCATCCTGTTTGAAAGGCACGTTCTCGGGCGGTACCGCGAGCGGGCGGACCTGCTCGATGAGCTTCGCTACCGCGAGGCTCGTCGCCGCCGTCTTCCAGGAACGCTCAAAGATATGCATACCGGCGAGGAGGTCGTGTCGTCCCTGCCGCTGTCGATGGAGCTGCCGGCGCGTCCGGCGCGCTGGGGGCTGGTGACCGTGGGGCTGAGGCGCGATCTTACCCGAATCCAGCTGCCTCGCGATCCGCCCGACGGGATCTCCGAGGCGGAGCTACAGGCGGCTGCCAACGAGGAAGCCGCCTGGCGGCTCGCCGTGGGCGTTCTGCTCTGGGGCGATCACGAGAAGCAAGACCAGCACATTCGCCGGTGCGACCGGGCGCTGCTGCGGCCGGTGGAGGACGCAGAGACGGCGCTTGGCGCCGCGATCGGGCAAAGGCGCGGTTCCCCGAGATCCACCCGCGTCCGCTCCGTGCAGCTGGGGGCACGCCCCTCGAGGCAGGACGATGCGGTTCCGGCCGTGCCGACGTCGGCCGGGGAGGTGCTTGCCGGTGGCTGAGGCGCTCCTCGTGGAAGGGGGTCAGGCCATCGCGGCGGTGTGCGGACGGCCGCTCGCAACGCTGCGGGAGCAGATGGCGACCTATCCGGATCCGCTGCCTGTATGGCGCCTGCGTGGAGGACGAACCTGGGCCCGGCGGGATCGCCTGCTGAGCTGGTGCGCCCGCCACCCCGTGGATAGCAGGGGGTTCCCAGCGCGCGATGTGCAGCACCCGTTGCCAGGGCTGGCGGTCGTCCGAGGGCGTGTTCACATGGGGCGGGTCGTCCGGCTTTTGCCTCGGCGCTTGGCGCGTCTGCTGCCGTGGGCGGCGACCTCGGGGAACGATCCAGTGCCCGCGTACCCGAGCGCGGACGGGACGATCTGGGCGTACCGCGACGCGCTGCTCGACTGGCTCGACCGGCAGAGCGAACGGGCGCGGCGCCCTCGATTCCGAAGGCGGTGGGCAACAAACCTCGTTTCGGAAAGGAAGCGCAGAGGGCGCACCGAGCGGAAGGTCGTCCCGAAGACCGCGAGCGCGCGCAGGGAGACACAGGCAGCACGCGTGCCACTCGATTGTCAAGAGGGGAGCAAGGGCGCGGCGCAGAAAGCGAGGGCCGCGGCATGAGCGAGACACCGAGCTGCAACTGCTTCATCGCGCGCCACCCGAAGAGGGAGACCATTGAGGAGGCCATCCGGGCGCACGAGGATCCGCGGCACATCGCGAAACGATTCGGCGTCTCCAAGACCAAGGTGTACGAGCACCGCCGACACCTGGGTGCGTCGCTTCAACCGCCCGCCCTGTCATCGTCGCCGGCGGAACGGCCCGCGGAACGGGAGGGGTCATTCCGCGGAACGGTGGAACGGCCGGCTCGGGATGCCGCGCGCGTGCAACCCCAATTGCCGGAAATGACAGGCGGAACGGCCTGCGGAATAGTCCGCGGAATGAACTACCCAGGGGCGGTAAAGGAGTGCGTCGCCCTGATCAGCGGCGGGGAGTGGCGGCAGAACCATATCCAGGATCTTGTCGAGAGGTTCGGTCTGACGACTTCCAGGGCACGACAGGCCAAGGCCGAGGCGGGGCGATTCCTCGCCATCAACATGGGGGACTACACCGAGAAGCAGATGGTCTCCGTGTCGTACACCTGGAAGCACCGCGATGATTGCCGTGAGCGCGGCGAAGCGTGCTTGGCCCAGGCCGCGACGTGGGCAGAGCGAGAGCGCGCGGCCACGCTGGTAGCGGAGGCCTGCGGCGACCCAGAACAGCGGGTTCTGCTGTTCGAGGGGGCAGCCCGAGCGGGGCTCGTGGCGGCAAAGTACGGGCTCGAGGCCGAGAAGTGGATGGCGCAGACACTCAAGGCTCAACAGCATGGGGACGACATCCTGTGCCTCAAGGCGCCAGCCCAAGTGGTCAACGCGACACAGGTGAACATCGGCGGGAACGGCGAGGACCTGTTCGGGAGGTTTGCACGGGCGCTGGGGACCCGATTCAAAGACCATCCGGACATCCTGGCGGCGATCGATAAGGCCGCGGCGGACATCGAGGCTGGCAAGGACGCCGGCGATGCGGCGGCCATCGAAGCCGTGGGCGAGAGCGCATGAGTTTGGCGGCCGCCGCGGGCGCCTTTCGGCGCGGTTTGGCGAAGGATCTGCCCCCTCCGCCTTTCCGAGAGTTCTGCGAGCGAGAGCTTGGGCTTGAGCTCTCGCCCATTCTGGCGTCGGTCATGGACGCCGCCGACGGCCTGCCGGTGACGACCATCGATGATGATACGGCCATGCGCATTTTCGGCTGCCAGCGGGACGCGCTGCCTCGCCGCCGGCATCGGGTGCTCGCGCTGCTGGCTGGCGGCCGAGGTGGCAAGACATCGCGGTTTGCGGCGCCGCTGGCCATCTACAGCGCGAAGTACGTGCCGACACCGACCCTGCGGAGAGGGGAGTACGCGCGCGCCCTGGCGATGGCCCCTGATAAGGACCTGGCTCGACAGATCATTGACTATTGCCGAGGCTACATCGCGGAGAGCCGCCAGCTCTGCAGCATGCTCGCGGACCCGCCACCCCTCGATGACCGGGACGAGATCGACGAGAGCAAAATCGGGGCGCTCGAGCGGATCGCGCTGCGCCGGCCGAACGGACAGCTGGTGGAGATCGCCGTCAAGGCGGCGGGGCGGGGCGGAGTCGGGGCGCGCTCGCGTACGCTGGTGTGCGCCCTGCTCGACGAAGCGTCGTTCTTCCGCGCGAAGGGGACAGGGGTGATCAACGACCAAGAGATCTACCGCGCGGCGATCCAGCGTGTCGTTCCGGCCGGCCGTCTGCTGCTGTCTTCGACGGCATGGGTAGAGAATCAGGGCGTGCTCGAGGAGAAGATTCGGGACAACTGGGGGAAGCACGATTCGGCGCTCGTAGCGCGAGCGGGGACGCGCGACCTCAACCCAACGTGGGACCCGGATGGGAGCATTGAAGCAGACATGCGAAAGACAGACCCAGAGAATGCGGCGCGGGAGATCGATACTCAATCAATGGCCGCCGGCGCCGAGACCTTCTACCCCGAGGACGCGATCACGAAAACGTTCGTCCGGGCTGCAGAATCATTGGAGCCGGATCGCGCGTTCCGACATGGCGCGTCCGTCGACATGGGCTACCGGAAGAACAGCTCGGCCATCTCCATTGCGCGCGAAGAACGCGGGCTTATCCGGCTGGCCTTCCGGTTGGAGCTTCGCCCGGAGCGGGGCCTTTCCTTGAAGCCATCCGTGGTGACACGCGAGTTCGCCTTCTGGTGCATGCGCTACGGCGCACCGGCCATGCTCGGCGATCGGCATTCCGTCGACGCGACGATCGAGGAACTCGGCAAGCTCGAACGCGCGCTGCGCTCGCCCAAGGAAGCCGATGCAGAGCAGCGCGCCTGGGTGGAGCGCGTCCTCGCCGATCCGTACGCGAGGACGGCCAAGGTGCCGACCTACATCGAATGGCCATCGAAGGAGAACGCTGATCCCGACATCAGGACGGCGCACCACAATAACGCCGACGCTCACACCGAGATGCGGCGCCGCATGCAGGAAGGGCTCGTGGAGCTTCCCGCGGACGACCGCATGAAGAAGCAATGTCGCGAGACCAGAAAAAAGCCGGGGGAAGCCGGACACGTCCAGATCGTTTTGCCGAAGGATGGACTGGCGCACGGCGACCTCTGGGGGTCAGTGGTCATCGTCTGCACCGAGCTGTCGCTCCAGGCGCCTCCGCCTCCGCCTCCGCCTCCGCAGGCCGACCCGCTCATCGACTGGCGCACGGCTGGCAGGGGTTTTCGCTGATCGGTACCTCGCGCAGGACACATCCAGTCCGGAAATCTCTTGATTTCAAGAGGAAGAATTCGCGCGTGGCCTCAACAAATACATATCGTCAGGGTACGCGGAATTGTTAGCCTCGGCGCTAATCTCGGGGCGCGTTGCCCAGTTCGGAGCTCAACGCACCCTCTAGCGATCCGGCGGCTGCCGCTCCGGGTCGTTCGTATTTCTGTCCGCCACGGCGGACACGGAGAACATCATGGCCGAACAATATGGCGACCTCCTCGCCATCGAGGTCTCGAAGCGGATCGGTCGCTTCGTCGACACGCCGGACGACCTCGAAGATCTGCCCGTGGTGGACGCGGACGACGGGCGCCTGTTTGGGGCGATGTCCGATCGGACGCTATGGATCTATGACAAGGACAGCTCTGCGGCCGCCTCGGACTACGTGAAGGTACCCGCAGATGGCCGAAGCACCGGCCGCTTCGTCCAGGTCAATGCGGACGTCGCAGCCGCGGTGGCGGGGCTGCCAGACATCCAGCTCTTCGATGCCGATGGCACATGGACGAAGCCAGCTGGTGCCACGTTCGTCCGCGTGATCGCGTTCGGCGGCGGCGGTGGCGGCGGTGGCGGCGGCGACGATACGAGCGACTCTGGCGGCGGCGGCGGCGCGGGCGGCACCATGGCGGACATGACCTTCGCGGCCGCCGGGCTCGGCGCCACGGTCGCGGTCGCGGTCGGTCCCGGAGGTGCGGGGGGCGCGGCCAAGGCCACGGCTGGCGACGGCGACGCGGGCACGGCGGGCACGGCCTCGTCATTCGGAACGACCCTCCTGGTGGCGCCCGGCGGTGCGGCCGGTGCAGGCGGGACGAACGCGGCGGGCACAGGGGGAGCAGCTCTCACGACTCGGTATGGCGCGGGTATCGGCGGCGCTGGTGGCGCCGGCAATGACGACGCCGCTGGCGCCGATGGCGAGCGATCATTTGCTGGCGGCGGTGGTGGTGGCGGTGGCGGCACCGACACGAGCAATCGCGATGGCGGTGCTGGCGGTGGACAGCCGTCGGGGTCGGCGGCGACCGGAGGCGGCGGAACCGCTGGCTCTGGCGCGGGCGTCGCTGGAGGTGCCGGCGCGGCGGCGGCGACAGGGGTGTATCGCGGTGGCGCAGGCGGCGGCGGCGGCAGCGGCCGTATTACCGGCGGCAATGGCGGCGCGGGTGGCGCGGGCGGCGCCCCGGCCGGCGGCGGTGGCGGCGGTGGGTCTGGTGGCAGCGGCGTCTCGAGCGGCGCGGGCGGCGCGGGAGCCACGGGTCGCGTAATCGTTATCTCGTTCTGACATCATGAGTCGTCCGATCGGTCTTTCTTCGGACCCGGCACGCGCCGGGATTTGGCGCGTCAAGGCGGGTAGTCCCGTCGCCGACGACAGCGCCACGCTTACCGACGCCAACATCACGCCCACGGTGAGTTCGACGACGGGCGGAGCCATCGCCTTCTACGGCCTTGACAGCATTCTTGTCGCCGTCGAGTTTGTGGGCGGGACCGATCCGGCCGCAGAACTCGATGTCCTGTTCCGGGATGAGGACGCCTCGGATGGCTCGCGATGGAAGCGCGCCGGCGCGGCTGTCACGCTGTCGGCCGACTTCCAGGAGGTGCAGGTCTTCGGGTCCAAGGTCTTTCCGCGCCTTCAGGACATCACCGGCACCCCGACGCAGGTCACACTCGTGATCAAGCCAGGCGCGTACCAGCGCGGGTGCGCACCCTTCGTCTGACCCATGGCCGACACTCCTGCGCGCCGCGGTCCCTTCGCGTCGCTGGTCGCGCTTACGGCGGGCATCCTCGAGCGCGCGGCCGGCGCGCTAACGGGGCCTCCTACGGTCGTCGAGAAACCGCGCCCGCTCACCCAGCAGCTTCTCTATGTCGGCGTCCAGACGCCGGACGATGTCGCAGCTCTGATGCGGCTTGCAGACACCGGGTACATGTACCGGCTCTGCGATTTCTGGGAGGAGCAGCGCAATCGCGACTGCCACCTCAACACCGTGGCATACCGCCGCGAACACGCGCTCTCCACGGTAGGCTGGCAGATGGTGCCTGCCTCGGACAGGCCGCGGGATCTGCGAATTGCTGCATGGACCGAAGACGCCCTCAAGCGCATGGGCGACGTCGAGCACCGCGAGGCGCGGGCCCAGGGCCTCGACCTGCGGCCATTTGCTGATCTCGTTGTGCACCTGAACGGCGCGACGATCCCGGGCTATGCCGCGAGCGAACTGCTCTACACCAAGGATAGCCGACGGATCATCCCGGCTGGCGCGCTGCCGATGGGCTCACGGCGGTTCGTCTACAGCCAGTTCGACGGCTCGCTGCGATGGTGGGACGCCACCGGCCCTGTCGACGGCGTCCCCTATCCTGGAAGAGACCTCTTGCGGGACTTCCCATCGGGGCGCTTTATCGTGCATCGGCCGCGGATCAACGGCGCCGCCGGCCCACGCGAGGGGCTGATCAGGCCCCTCCTGTGGGCCTCGCTGTTTCGGACCTGGGACATCGGCGACTGGCTGAAGCTCGCGGAACTCGCCTGGAAGCCATACCGCTGGGGCACGTACAAGCCCGAGGCTGGCGACGCGGACATCAAGGCGCTCGACAAGGCGCTCCAGCTCCTGATGTCGCATGGCTGGACGCGGATCTCCGAGCGCACGGCGCTGAACATCAAGTTCCCCGAGAACACCGCCTCAGCTGGCGGCGGGCAACACGAGGCACTCGCTCGCTTCCTCGCCGAGGAGATGAGCAAGGCCGCCACTGGGCACACACTCACGGTCGAGGAAGGTAAAAAGGGTACGGCGCGAACGGCGGCGACGGGCGAGCACGTCGCGCACGGCATTCTCGAGATCGATGCGCGCGCCGAGGAGGGCACGATTCAAAGGCACCTCATCGCGCCGCTGGTACGCGCGAACTTCGGCAATGTCCCCTGTCCGCGGTTTGTTTTCGTGACCGAGCTCGGCGCGGACATCACCGCGCTGTCGACCGCGATCGCGACCCTCGTCGAGAAGGCCGGTCTGAAGGGAATCACCGCCGCGTGGGTCCGCTCGCTGCTCGGCGCGCCGGAGCCGGATGAGGGACAAGAGGTCCTCGGAGGCGTGCTCTGGACCCCGCCAACGAAGACGGCCGAGGAGATGGCGGCGGAGAAGCCCGTTGCGCCGCCCGCGCCGGAGCCCGCGGCCAACGACAACGATCCGGACGTGACCGAGAAAGCGATGCGCAACGCGCTCCGCAACTACGATCTTGACCGCGTGCTTGTCGCCGCGGGGCTCAGAAAAGCGGCCTAAGCGGAGACCACAATGGGCGGCGCAAAACATGGACGAGAACAACATCAAACGCGCGACGCGGCTCCCGAACCGGCCGGAGACGGCTGGGACGCAGCATCGCATGGATTGCTTTTGCGGACTGCCGACGTGCGCAGTGTGCGTTGCGAAAGCAGAAAAAACCCGACAAACGGTGAGCCGCGATCCCTCGTCGTCGCTGACTGGGTCGCCAGCACCGAAGACGAAGACTCGTACGAGTCGGTCATAGTTGCCGACTGGGACCAAGACGGCCGCCTGGACAGGTTCCGTGCGAACCCAGTCCTGCTGTGGATGCACAACCGTGAGAGCGTCCAGCGCCCCGCCATTGGGCTCTGCGAGAACGTTCGGGTCGAGAACAAGAAGCTTCTGCTCACGGTTGTCTGCGATGACACCAGCGACTTTGACCGCGAGATCTCGACCAAGATCGAGAAGGGAATCCTGCGCGCCGGCTCGGTTGGCTGGGCGTGGGGCGAGGCCAGGCTCCGGAGCGTGGGCGACCGCGAGGTGGTGGTCTTCTCGAAGAACGAGCTGCGCGAGTTCTCGATCTGCAACGTCGGAGCGAACGCTTTCGCGCTCGCCCAGCGCGATCTGGTGACCGCCGCGCGAGAAATGGCAAGGACGCATGGGTCCGTCGGCATGCGCGAGGTCGTTGCTCATTACCGCGAGCGGTTTTCGCGGCGGACATCGCAACGCGCGACCCCCACGACTCTGTCGCTCCCGCCGGCACCCGCCCCCGAAGAACGAACACCAGCCCCGCGCGAGCCGCGGGCCCCCGGAGAGACCATGAAGAAGAAGCTCGAGCTCGGCGCGGTGCGCGCCACGGACACCGGCATCATCAGCGACGCGGCCTGTCCGCATTGCGAGGCCTCGATCGAGGTGCTCGCGTCGACCATTCCTCTGCCGACCCAGCGCGCGGCCGAGGTCGAGACGCTCACCAAGCGCGCCACGACGGCAGAAGGCAAAATCGCCGAGACGCAGCGCGCGCTCGACGTTGCCCAGACCGAGCTCGACGGCGCCAAGACGCGCCTCGCCGCGATGGAGCCAGAACTCACCGCCGCGCGCGCCGCCGCCGAGAGACACCAGGCGGAGCGCATCGCCACCGCCGTCGACGAGCGCGTCGGCAAGAAGATCTTCCCCGCCGAGCGCGCGAACGAGATCAAGCTGGCGACTCTGCTGCTCGCGGACCGTACGCCGGATCCGGATTCGAAGGACGCCGAGGGCAAACCGACGCGCACCCTGGGCGAGAAGGCCTTCGCGGCGCGCCTCGCGGAGATCGACGTGCGGCCGCACATCGGACTGGTCGGCGACCCCATCACCGGCGGCGATCAGAAGCACAACACCGGCGCCGGCAAAGACCCCGCGGCGCGCAACCTCGCGGCCGAGATCGACGATCTCGTCGCGAAGCAGCCCGTCACCCTCCACAACTGATCGCCGCCTCGCGGCACCACGGAGATCTCAATGGCTTCCACCGCAATCGCGCGCCCGCAGGTCCAGACCGGCAAGGCGTTCATCAAGACCTTCGCCCACGCCGATATGCCGAACTTTGCCGTCGGCGACCGCGTCAAATTCGGCGCCGATGACCAGCTCCTCGCCGCTGTGACAGGCGGCGACGACCTCTCGTTCGGGTACGTGTACCAGCAGAACGGGACCGTCGTGGACGTCATCATGGATGGCAGCGCGGTCATCGTGGTCAAGGTCGTCGCCGCGGGAACGGCCACCCGTGGCAAATACGCCGTCATGAGCGCGACCGCGAACCAATACGAGGACGCGCCGGACAACGGCGGCGGAACGACGGCCACCTACCTCACTGGACGGTTCATGAATTCGGGCACCGACGGTGATTACGTCGGCATGCTCATCGGCGGTTTCAACATGCGCGCCGTCACCTGATCCACCGGCCTCGGCGCCCATCTACCGCGCGAGGCCCCCACCCGTAACCGACCACCGGGCCGCGAGCCCGAATGGGGACTCTCATGCCCAACGTTGATCCCGTTCTCCGTTCCGAGGTCGCGGCCTACGTCCGCGAAGACCAGAAGACCGAAAAGGTGCGGGCCTGGGAGCGATGGCTCCCCACGGCGCGCCAGTACATCCGGGCGCCCGAGAACCGCCAGAAGATCCTCGCCGAGACGCGGCACATCCTCGCGCAGGCGATCCGATCCGAGCGTTGCCCGTTCGACTCCGACGAGCTCGAGCTGATGTACGCACGCGACCGGGAACTCCGGGCGTATGTGCAGACCCCCCAGACCCGCGACATCGGTCCTGCCGCCGTCCACGTCGACTCGCTCATGACCCAGATGAGCGTCCGGTTCGCCAACGGCGATTACATTGGAGAGCTGCTCGCCCCGCCGGACTCGGTCGACAAGGAGTCGAACATCTTCGCCTTCTACTCCGAGCGCGACAACCTCGGGTTCCCGACCAACGTCGTGGGACCGCGCGGAGAGGTGCCGGAGGTCAATCAGGCAATCAACAAGAGCGACCACACCTACAAGTGCCTGCCCTTCGGCCTGAAGGAGTTCGTGACGCCGCGCGAGATGGCGAACGCGGACGTGCCGCTCGATCCGATGGTCGACGCTCTCCTGCTCGTGATGGAGGGTAACGCCTGGAACCGCGAGGTGACCAGCGCCACCTTCTATCAGAACAGCGCGAATTACGCGGCAGCGAACATCACCAACGTGGCGGCCGGCGAGGAGTATGACAGCGCCGGTGGTGGCAACCCCAATAAGCAGATTCAGGACGCCGTCATCCGGGTATTCAAGACGCGTGGGGCGGTCCGGCGCGTGGGCGCCATGTCGATCAATACCTACACGGCCCTCAGCCGGCATCCGGCGATCCGCGACCTTTTCAAATACAGCAAGGACGGATTTGCCGGGCGCGAACAGCTCGCGCGGTATTACAACCTCGACGACCTATACGTGTCCGAGGCGTGGAAAGACACGGCCAACAAGGGTGTGGCCGCCAGCTACACCCGTATCTGGACAGACGACATCATCATCGTCTGCCAGAACCCTGGCGGGGGTGTGCGGAGCTACAGCCACAGCAAGCGCTTCCGGAAGGGTGCGCTGAAAAACGAGACGATCTTCGTTCCCGTGGACGGGATGGAGGGCGTCTACCACATCCGCGAGACCTATCTCGAGGACCTCGTGAGCGTCGCTCCGCTCGCGGGCTCGCTCATCACGAACACGCTCTCGCCAGTCTGATCGACAGGGGGGCAAAGGATACCTAACATGGCCAATGTGAACGAACGGAACAGCCTCGCCAGTAAGCCAGCGCCGGCACAGGCCGCGAGCGCGGAGGTAGGCACCGAGTTGCTCTGCGCGAACTTCGAGGGCGGCGCCTCCAGCCCCATCGTGGGCAAGGTGATCGGCAAGGATGATCGGTGGGTGCGTCTGCGCATCGAAGAGCTCGGGCGAGAGTGGCTGGTCCGGCCCGATCGCATCGACCTCGCGAAAGGCACGTGGGAGCACGTGGACGCCGATTACCCGCGCCTCGGGGAAGAACCGGCGTTCGACGCGGAGTTCCGACCAGCCCTCAAGACGAAGGACGACCCGAAGAAGGCGGCGGCCATCAAGGACGCCGCGGCCAAGCTTGGCGCGCTCCTGCCCGAGTCGCTGCGAAAGCAGGTCGAGGAATTCGCGGCAGGCGCGACCGACAAGCTCATCGGCGGGCCGGCCGGAAGCGTGCTCGCCCGCTGGACGGGCAAGGGGACGCTCGACGGTCCGTTCGTAGACCGCAAGACCAAGGCGGTGAAGCGCGGCGCGGCGACCGGCGCCGAGGGCTGGTTCCCGAAGTCGAGCGTCCAGAAATACGAGAAGCACTTCGAGCTGCTCTGACCGATGGCCCGCGTTCTCTACGCCGATTTCAGTCCCGGGTATGCCTGGGATGGGCGCGAGCCCGAGGCGCTGGAGGTGGCGACGGCGACGCAGCTCACTCCCCGCACGGTCACGAGCTTCGCCGCAGCGGGTCTCGAAGCGCTGGCGGCGGCGCCGCGGCCAGTGGCGTTCTTGGTCGAGGGGGCGACGCCTGCGCACGCCCCGGCCTACGTCGACATCGCCGGCTTCGTCGCCGACGTCGCGGCCACGGAGCGGGTCTATCTGCCGGCGACCTCCGCTGGGATGCGGACCCGAGGCGCCGTATGCGGCCTGAAGGCTTTCGCAGACACGGACCTCACCATCACCTTCCCAGCTGGGAGCGGGATCGGGGCCACGATCGCAATAGGCCTCGGGCTCATTCCTGGCGTCTCTGATCTGCGCGTTGCCGTGCCCATCGAGACTTGGCTCGAGGGTTTCAGGGACAGGCGCCTGGCGTATCCCCACCTCGACGTGGCCGCCATCAATGAGGTGGTGGTCCCCAGCTCGTGGAAGATCGATGGCGCTCTCGCGACGCCGAACGGCAACTACGACGTCCCGTTCGACTTGATCCGGCTCGGAGACGTCGGACGGATAGCGCGCACTTATGCACTTGCCTCGGCTGGCAGTCTTCGTCCCGGCGTTTTTCAGATCGACTTCGTCGCCTACGAGAAGACAGCGCAAGCGGATCTCGACCGGCTTCGAAAGGCTCTGGCGAGCGTTGGCACGGCACCGCCGGATCCAGCGGCCAACGTCGGGGGCAACACGGGGACGATCGGCGTCGCGTGCATCGTGCCACCCAAGAGCTTCACCAGCAGCCTCGGAGACTTCGCTTGAACCACCCCTACCGCGAGAAGCTCACGCGCGCCCCTTCTCTACCCAGAGGCTTCCTGCGAACACTCTGGCTGCGCATGGTCCTCTTCTTCACAGCGCGGCTTCGGCGTCCTCGTTCTCCCTGTTGTCGCGCCGCAGTGGGCCCCCCGACCAGATGGCGGAGAGCGATACCACTGAGCGGTTGGTGTCCGCGCTGCAAGATGTCGTGGGCGGCTTCATGAAGGATCTCTCCGAGGCGGTCGCTGACGCCGAAGCCTTCGACCGCGAACTGGTGGGCGAGCTCCGGCGCGCCGTCGGCCACACGGTCACGGTCGTCACCCAGAAAGCCCGCAGCGAGCACGGCTGGCAGGACCGCACGGGCGCGACGCGGGAGAGCATCCAGCCGAGCGTCGACGACAACGCCAAGGGCGCGAGCGGGACGGTCACCGCCGGCGAGAACGCTGTCCGTCTGAACGACGGCACGCGGCCGCACCGCATCGAGGCCGTGCGCGGTAACGCCCTGCGCTTCTCGGTGGGCGGGCAGACGCTGTTCCGCCGAGGCGTCAATCACCCCGGCACGAAGCCGGACCACTTCCTCGATCGCGCCGCCGACGCCGCCGAGGAGGAGCTCCCTCGCGCCGTCGAGGCCGCCGTCGACAAGGCGCTCGGCTGAAAGACGAAGGGCCCGGATTTCTCCGAGCTCTCCATCCGCCTCTGCGTGTCGACCCGCTTCGGACGCCCTCGGCCCGCGCAGGCGGCATTGGGCTTCACCCCAAAAGGACCGGCATCTCGGATGCCGGCGCAGGCTCTTCCCCTGCGTGAGGGTGGAGAACGCCTACCACGCGCGGATCACTCCAGCAAGGTCACATGGTCCACTGTCATCAAACCGGTTCAGTCGCCTGGGGCGTCGTCCAGTTCAACGCCGACGGCTCGGCTACCATGCTCGAAAGCCACGGCGCCGTCGAGATCGGAACGCGCGAATCCTGCGCCAGCGGCCACGGGCCTGGCGTCGAATGCGACCTCTGCCGCGGGGAGTGCCTCGGCGGCGGCGTGCATCCGCCCGACGCGGTGGAGCTTCCGCCAGCATGAAAGAAACGAGCCCCGGCGCGGTGCACTTCACGCCGGGGCTCTTCGCTACGCGCACGCTCTGGATTTGAACCAGCGTCCTCCGGACGATGCCGGCGCTCCACACCAGCCTGAGCCACCGCGCGCGCGGCGATGACCGAATCGTAACCCCCGACATCCACCACCGCAATGCCTGACCGCCTCGGCCTCCTGGAGTTGCCCGTTCCGGCCGATGTCATCGTCTGGCCGCCCGACGAGCGTACCCGTGCCCCAGGCGATCCCGCGCTCGAGATCGTGGGCAGCTTCGCCGCGACGATCCTCCAGCACGACGTCGGCGCCGCATGGGAGCGGCTCTCGCCTGGCAAGCCGGACATCCTCGGCGGCGTCGAGCCCGGCCGCAACGGCAGCACGGCGGCAAGGCGAGTCTTCTTCGACGATCCTCGCCTGGGATACTTCGAACCGAGTGACCTCCCCGCGCTCTTCGTGTACCGGGCTGGCTCCGGCCCGTTCTCCCGCTACACGGCCGACCAATACCGGCGCAAGAAGGCCATCGGCATTGCGTGGCTCGGACCGCGCACGACCGAGGACCAGCAACGGCGTGAGCGGGATCCCTTCTTTAATGCCGTTGAGGCGACGCTCCACCGCGCGCTCGTCTTCGCCCGGCACCGGGCCTGGGTGCTCGCGAGCGACCTCGCGGACGATGACGGACTCGTCGCCGCGCCGGTTCCCACGAGCCTCTCCCCGATCACGCTCACCAGTGCGGATTTCGACGGGGCGCTGGCTGCGGCGCCGCTGAAAACGGGCCGACCGCTCCAGCTGAAGACGAGCGTCGCAGCAGGCGCTTATAACATCACCGACCCGATCGTCGCCACTGGCAAGCTCGACTCGGGGGTTAGTTTCACCGACTACCTCTACCTCACCAACCCCAACGGCGGCGAGACGGTGGTGGGGCTGTGGAGTTTCCGTGAGCCAACGGAGATCATGATTCCAGCCCAGCTCCTGACGATGGGGGCGATCACGCTCGGCTTCTACGCCTCCCCGGACGCGAAAGAAGGGAGCCTGGTGCAGCGCGTGGCTGGTTTCGTCGAGTTCAAAGCTCGCGCGGTCGAGGTCAAACCGATCCCCGTCGCGCAGCCCAACGCCGACCCGATCCAATACCGGGCCGTCGAGTGCCTCGTCGACGTGACCGAGGAGCTCGCCATCGACCTGGCGGAGCACGGCGAGACGTACGACCCGAACGCGGCGCCTGGGCTCGACGCGTACTTCGCCCAGGGCAACTTCAACACGATCGAGAACCCGTTTAATTCCTTCTCCCTCTGACGGGCTCGGAGACTCAATGAAACCTGCGACTCTGAAGGTATTGGCGAACCCCTATTTCGCGCTCGATGCGAACGGGATGCCGGCGGCCATGTGCCGATGGGACCCCGAGGTCGGGCGACCCGGCGCCGTTGAGTTCATCGGCGTCACCATCGCGCGCAAACAGGAGCCATTCGAGGAGCGTAGCCCGTTCCGCAAGCGCGCGACGCCGCGACGCCCGGCGAAGCTCGTTTACGCGCAGACCCCGGTGGAAATCCCGCTGACTCCGATGCATCGCGATTATGTACGGCAAGGGGCGCTTCTTGCGGCGGACCAACCCACGGCGCGCGCGTGCCTCATCTTCTTCGTCCCGCCTGCCAACGCGCTCGCGCAGGCCAAGGCACAGGCCATCGCTCAGTACCGCGCCTCGAACGGACAGGACCCGCCAGTCGAGCAATGGGAAGGAGCGGTGAAGGGCCCGCCGGCGCGCCTCCATGGACCACCGCTGCCTGCCCCGGACCCGCAAGAACTCTTCTTCGCGTCTCCGTTCGCCCCGACGAGCAATCAGGGAAAGGTGAGCTGACATGCCCATCGGACAGGTCTTTGCCCTCTCGGCAACGGACAAGTTGCCGACGACGGCGCTCCAGACGGTCTTCGGCGTTGGCGGCCTTCCCGGCAATCAAATCCGCTACCTGCTGATCATCGCGGCGTCCTCGATCGCAGGTGGAACGCTCGTACCGGACACGGAGGCGAAGCTGATCGTCGAGGACGGTGACGAAGACGATTTCTATGGTGATCCTGGCGCCGAGGGCCCGCGCATGGTCAGAATGGCCCGTCGTATTGACGGGCTTCAGATCAAGTGCGCCACCTTCACGCAGTCGGGCGGCGCCGCGGCAACAGCGCAGATCGTAATCGATGGCCCGTGGTCGGCGGCCTCGTCGGGCCCCGTGCGCTTCCGGATCGGCGGTCAGGCTGTGGAGCGCTCGGTGCTCAGCACCGATGATGCGCAGTCGTTCGCGGAAGGCCTCGCGGATCAGATCAACCTCGACGGCAACCTGCCAGTCACGGCGACTGCGGCAGCGGGCTCCGGCACCACGTGGGTCGTCACGTTGGTGTGGAAGAGCTACGGCACCCGCGGCAACGACGCGATCCTATGGAAGAACGATGACTACAAGCCGAACGGGATGACCATTTCTCTCGGCGGTGACGTCGGCGGTTCGATCACAAGTGCCGCGGGTCCGTGGGCCCTCTCGGCTGGCGACACCCTCGTGGTGGCGTTTAATGCCGGCGGCAACCAGACCTTTACGATCGCGGCGACCGCGGCCATCGTCACGGGCGCCGGCGCGACTTACAACGCGGTCACAGCAGGTCACACGCTCACGCTGACCATCCTGGGAACGCAGTACGTCGTGACCTTCGCCGGCACGGAGAACACCCAGGCCCTCTATCACGCCGTGATTCAGGCGGTCGTAAATGGCGTGGCCATTGTCACGAACGCAGGTGGCCAGACTCGCATCACGACGGCGCGCAAGGGGAGTTCGGCAGTGGCATCGGTGGCCGCGGGCGACGCGGACGTACTCACCAGCCTCGGGCTCTCCGTGGGAGCATTTACGAACGCCGGCCCGAACAACGTGGCCGACCTTGCGGCGGTCACCGCGGCCGAATGGGTCACGATCATGGCAGCCATCACCAATGGCACCGCGGAGGCGACGAGTTTGGGCGCGCTCAAGCTCATGAGCGCGACGACCGGCAGCGGCGGCACCGTGCAGGTGCAGGCCAGCTCGACGGCCGACGACGAGATGACCCTCGACAACAGCGTCCACAACGGCGGAAGCGGCGCCGGACCCTCCGTCGCGAGTGGCGGCGTACGCTTCACCGGCGGGGCAGCGACGGAGAACCTGACTGCCCTGCTCAGCACGCTCGAGACGGAATCGTTCTGGACGGGTGCCTGCGCGGTGATCGACGCCACGAACCTCGGCCGCCTCGAGACCTTCATCGACGAGCAGGCTGGCCCCCTCGTGCGCGAGTTCCACAACATCGTGGTCGGCTCCACGAAGGCGTTCGCCTCGTCGACCTCGCTCGCGCAGACGACGCTGGACAACCAGCGGTTCGAGATGATCGACATGGAGGAGGGGGAGACTCCCGCGGAGGAGCAGGCCGCCTGGGTGGCCGCGCTCCGCCACCAGCGCGAGCAGAGCGCGTCGGGCCCGAACCAGAAGTACGACGGGATACCCACGCCGTTCGTGCCGCAGGAGGCGAGCTCCAAGCGCATGAGCCGGTCGCGTCAGGTGGCAGCACTCGACGTCGGGCTCACCTGCATCCCCACGAAAAACAACGTCGCCTACCTTGCGCGCGCCATCACCACGCGCTCGCTCACCGCGCTCGGCGGCGCCGACGACGGCACGATCGACGTCGGCCAAGCGCGGACGCCCGACGTCATCAACGAGGAGATCGGAGCGCTCTGGGAGGCCTACACCGACAGCGAGGACACGACCGCGCACCACACCCTCCGCAATGACCCAGCGCCAGGCGAGGAGGCCGACATCCCCGCGGGTATGACCTACCCGCAGGATTGGCAACGCCAGGTCCAGCTCTACATGAAAGGACGGGAGGCCGCGGGCTGGGTCGTCCAGGTCGACGCCAATCCGACCGTCGTAAACATGCACCCGACGTCGAGCACGCCGCGGTTCATTCAATACACTCCCGTCATCGTCGCCCCGCTGACGCACCAGCTCGAGGGCACCATCGCGCAGACGAAGTTCGTCCCGCAATGACCTGAAGGACTCCAATGGGACAGACCAGCGCAGCGATTATCAAGGTTCAAGGCCGCAAGGTCGGTGAACTGACCGAGGCCACAGCCACGGTCAAGAGCAATGGGCAGCTGCTGCCCACGAGCGACGTCATCATCAAGAGCCGGGGCAAGCCGACAGGCGAGGTCACGTTCTCCAGCGTCATCCCGACCGGCGGGATGAAGGTCGACATGATTACGCTCACCATCAATCAGAAGTTCATCGCCATCACCATGCAATACCACGGTGGGATGATTGAGGTGAGCGGCACGAACGACCAGGGCGCCATCAAGACGAACGTCGCGCAAGGAGCGACGGACGGCACCTTCACGTTCTCGGGCGCTGTCCGCGTCATCGCCTGATGCCGAAGTTCGCGGCGATTCTGAAGGGCGGGGGGGCCCGCAAGCGCATCTCTGTCACCGGGAAAGACGGCGTCACGCCCATCGAGTGCGACGCCAAGCTCCTCTCTTGCGCCGACGACGCCGCGATCGAGGAAGCGGCCGTTGAGTACGCGCGAGCGCATAAGGTCGCGGACCCGAAGCCCGGGAATAGCCAATACGAGCGCGGGCTGATGCTCGCGACCCTCGCGCGCTGCTGCCTCGACTATGAGGTTACCGAGCGCGAAGAAGCGTTCTGGAAGAACCTTGCCGAGGTCGAGGAGCATCTCGACGACGGGCGCGCGGCGCTGCTGTACTTCCAGCAGCGAGCCTTTCAGCAGGAGACGAGCCCTAACCCGAAGAATGGGCAGGACCCGGCCGAGTACTTGGCGCTGCTCTACGAGGGGATCGAAGCTCGCGAGCAGGGAGACCCAGCCCGCCCTTTCGTCGGTTTGCCCTACGGGAAGCTGGTGAATTTCTCGGTGGAGTCGGTACGCCTGCTCTCCTCGCTTCGCCTGCTCTCATCGGAGTCTGGATCCGAGAGTCCGGCCGAATCGGCGCTTTCATCGAGTTCTGCAACGCCAACAAGTACCGTGTCCCAAAGCTGAGCCAATGAGGGCCGCACAGATCCGCTACAGGCCGGAGCCGGCGGGACTGGTCACGCTCGGGCAGAAGTCGCTGTCGTCGCGCTGGACCCCCGAGCACGGCCGGCCGGCCGGATCGCTCCAGATGGGGTTGCGCATCGCGAGCGCGAACGAGAAGCTCGTGGCGTCTACCTCGGCGGTGAGCTTCGCCGATCGGCTCCTGCCCGGGCGCGACCCCTCCGATCGGCGATGGGCGGCCACGTACCACGTCTGTTGGATCCATTACCTGCTGGGGGTGGTGATGTGCTCGCCGAACGACGCGAATGCCCCGCTCTGGGCCGCGCAGGATGGCGCGCTCCTCCTGGCCGTCGAGAACGAGGGCGATGCCGCGGTGGTAAGCCTGCGCTTCAGCGACGCCGGACTTGCGCGGCTCCTCGACGAGTACGAAGCGCTGGAGATCAGCCACAGCGAGGTGTGGCCGGAGATCTCCGCGTCCGACGCGAAGAAGCTCGGCCAGCACCTGGCAGACGACACCTTCTTCGCTGGGTTGGACGAGGCCGCGCGCGGCGGTAATGGCGAGGCGAAGCACGTGGCGGCACAGCTCCGGCGGCTCTTCGGCTACGTGGTGCACCTGCGCACTCACGGCCGCGAGCGCGCTCAGAAGCCTGAGTAATGCCCGCGTCGCGCGAATACAATTACGAGATCACCGTCTCGGCGATGCTCGGCAGGAGCATGGGCGCGGTGCTCGGCTCGTGGGTCGCCGACGCGCAACGCGCCAAAGCGAAGATCGACGCGATTTTCGGCGCGCCCACGCCAGCGCCGAAAGTCCGCGGCGGGAAAGACCCGCGCGTCGCCGAGGCTGAGAAGGCTGCCAAAGAGCTCGAGAAGATCCGCGAGCGCGAGAACAACCAGATTCTGCGCGACGTCGAGAAGCACGCTCGGGCTGAAGAGCGCGCCCACGAGCGAGCTGCCAGGCACGTTGCCGCCATCAAGGAGCGCTACTTTCGCGAGGAGCAGCGGCGAGGGGAGCAGGCAGACGCCGAGCAGAAGAGCAGGCGCGAGAAGATCATCTCCGGCGCGTTCAGCAACATGCGTCGCGTGGCCGGCGCGGCGTCGCGTGTCGCTGGCGAGCTGACCAGCGGGTTCGGCGTCAACTTCGATCTTTCCTCCGCGATGCAGCGGAGCGCCGACGTCGACGAGGCCGCGCGCCGCACCGCCATCAGCGGAATGGGCGCCAAGGGGCAGAACGCCACCGAGGCGGACGTCCAGCGCGTGGCCGCCGCCGTCCGCAAGGCAGGCGACGAGGCAAGGGTCTCCTACAATGCCCTTGGCGCCGGCCTCGAGGAGTTCGTCTCGAAGAGCTCCGACCTCGAGACCGGAGAGAAGGCGCTCGGGCGCCTGGCCAAGATCGCGCGTGCCACTGGCACGGACGTCAATTTCCTCGTCTCCGCCGCGGGCGACGTCAATAAGACGCTCGACGATACGCCCGACAAGGCAGAGCAGCTCCTCGACATCATGACCCTCGTGGCCGCCCAGTCGGCCAAGGGCAATGTCGAGGTGAAAGACTTCGCCCAATACATGGGCCGCATCACGGCCGGCGCGTTCAAGTTCGAGGGAACGAAGGGTCAGAACATCGGCATTCTCGCCGGGCTCGCCCAGATGGCCGCCAAGGGCGGTGCCGCCGGTCCCGCCGAGGCCACCAGGAGTGCGCAGGCGTTCGCTGAAGACCTCACGAAGGGCAAAGCGCTGGAGCGCTTCCAACGGGCAGGCATCCAGGTCTTCACCGATGACAAGAAGACGACCCTGCGCTCGCCCGAGAAGATCATCACCGACTTCCTGAAGAAGAGCGGAGGCAGCCTCGCCGACCTCTCCACTTTCTTCCAGAACAAGAACAGCCGCAACGTCCTCAATTCCCTGTCGAGCATCTATACGACCGCCGGCGGCGGCGACAAAGGCATAGCTGCGGTCTCTTCCGAATTCAAAAAGTACAGCGAGACGATGTCATCGGCTGACGTTGACAAGCGTTTCGCGCTCTCTGCCGAGGGGCGCAAGGCCAAGGCAGAGGCGTTCCAGAACAACCTCGATCGGGTCGCCGATACCCTAGCAAACCGAGTTCTTCCCGAAGCGGAGAAGCTCGCGCCCGCCTTCTTGAAAATAGCGGACGCGGGTGCTGGCATCATCGCGTGGGCGGTCAGTAATCCGTTCGCAGCTATTGGTACCGCAATCGCTGGCAGCATCGCCGCGAGTATTGGAAAGGTCGTCATCGGAGAAGCCATCGGCAAGGCGATCGCGGGAGGGATGGGTGGGAAGGGTCTCGCGATCGGCGCCATCACAGCCACGGTCGCCATGGCATATCTCGCCATCCGGGAATTCAACGAAGAGAAGCAGAAGGCCGGCGAGGCGGAGAAGGCGAAGACCGAGGCGACCGAAGATCTCGTGAAGCGCGCGCAGGTCCAACTCGAATCGGGGAAGAAGATCGACCCAGAAACGATGAACGAACTCATCCGGCGGCGCGCTGACCTCGAAGGCGCGAGAAACCGAGCGGGTCGATATGACGCGAACGAAGACGTCAACTTCTTTGAGAAAGCGGGGGCAAAGATCTATTCGACGTTCGCCGAAGGCGACGACGCGAAAATGTTGGCGGAGTACGAGGGTGGCGGCGCCGAAAACGCCAAGTCCAAAGAAACGCTTGATAAGCAGGCAGGGGTCATGGACGCCCTTCTCAAGGCCGCCACCGACGCGCGCCGCAACCCATCGGCCGACGAGATCGGCGGCGCCGTCGCGAAGGCCGTCGCACCTTTGGTCCAGCCGGCTATAGCCGCTCCCACCACGGGCAGGGTGTCGCAGTAAATGCCGGCCGATATCTTTGATAGCTTTCGAAAGGCCGCGTTCGGCGACATCGAATTCCCGTACCGCGGGATCTCCATCAAAGGTGCGCTGCGCCACCACGTGCACGAATACCTGCATCGGCCTGGAGCAGAGATCGAGAGCCTGGGCCGCCGCCCGTATATCTTCGGCTTTGACTGCGAGTTCCACAACGTGGCCATGTCTTGGCCGGACTTGTACCCGTCACGCCTTTCCCAGCTCGTTTCGCTGTGCGAATCTGAGCAAACGTTTCCGCTCATGGTCCCGAACCTGGGGCGAGAGATCCAGGTCAAGGCGATCGCCTGGGACCGCACGCTGCTCGCGTCGGTCCGCTCGGGGGAGTCGGTGCGCTTCGAATTCATCGAGGACAGCAGCGAGCGGTACACGGCGGATAAGCTCATCTCCTTCACCCAGGCGAGCGCGCCGACGCAGTTCGAGGCCGTGGTGTTCGAGGTGGAGCGCGTGCCTGGGGTGGACTTCGACACGATGGACTACCTCTCGGCTCTGGCAGAGGAAGTGGAAAAGTGGCTGGCGGTGGTCGACCTCGCCACGGCGACGCCTGGATTCATCCACGCCAGCGTCGAGAGCCTTTTCACACGGTGTCAGGATCTGGCCCGTGCTCCTGCTCTTCAGACCGCGCAGGCGTGGCCCGCGCTCGCGGCGACTTTGTCCCTCTGGGGGACGATCGCGAAGCTCCGAAACGAGTCTCTCGACGCTGCGCGACCGCTCGCCGGCTACACCACCGCGCGCGATCGGATGAGCGTGATCGACGTGAGCATGGTTCTGTTCGACGGGGACCCAAGCCACACGATGGAGCTCCTTCAACTCAACGATTTCGACGACGCCATGGCGATCAGAGTGGGCACGAACGTTCGATACCTCGCGCCTCTGCCTTCGTCTCTCGCGCTTGCAGCCTGACGATGGCCCCTCCGCCCCTCGATACCATCGACCTGCTCATCAATGGGCGGGAGGTGCTGTGCGCGAAGGAGTACGACGTCGTTTTTAGCTACTTCACTACGCCGAGCACCTTCTCCCTGACGGTCGGCTCGGGCGGCACAACACTCGACCTGATGCGGCAGTGCCCGCCGAACAGCCTGTTTGCGCTGCGCGTGAATGGGATTGTACAGTTTATGGGTTTCACCGACGGATTCGGCCGGATCGGTGGTGGGCCGCTCGAGCTCGCAATCAGCGGGCGCGACCGCATGGCCCAGCTTATCCGCGCGCACGTGCCCGCCGACAGGAGCTTCCACAATGCCACGTTCGCGCACCTTGCCGAGGAGGCCATTCGCGGCGCCGGGATCAGTAAATTCAACCTGACCTTTGACTCGGCCGGTCAGCGTGCTGCCGTCGTCGGCGTTCCGGTCATCAAGGACGTCCCGGCCATCGGGAGGGCGGTGAGCGCGCCCGTGACAGGGGTCGCCGAAGAAGCTCGCCCGGAGCGACTTGGCATCGTCGCCGTGGACCCGCGCGTCGGACCTGTATTCGACATCCTCCCTGCGACCCAGGCGGTGCGGGCGGGCACCACCGTGGTGAGCACTCTGCAGGAGGTCACCGTCCAGCGCATTACCGGGTACAAGGCCGAGAGACCGATCAAATGGGACATCGGACAGACGTACCTCGCGGCGTTCAAGAAGGAGGGAGACCGCGGCGCACTCTTCCTGCGCGCTGGCGTGGATCCGACAGGCCGCGACCCCAACGTCTTCTTGCTCGACACGCCCGACCCCACGCAGGAGGCGAAGTTTTTCCTGCTGAACACCCGAGAGGAGCTGGCGCCGAACAATGCCGTCCTCGTGGGGCCGCGTCAGCTGCGGTACGAGCTCACAGGCCGGTACTCCGACTATGAGGTCCACGGGCAGGCCGGCGGCGGCAAGGGCGGGCGCGAACCCATCATCGGCACCTATCACGACGAGGAGGTCGCCCGGGCCGGCATCAGCGCCCGGTGCATTTGGAAAGACCCGCAGGCAAAGAACAAGCGTCAAGCCGACTTCCTCGCGCGGAAGAAACGCGCCGAGGATGCTCGCGCGAGCGAGTCTTTCGTCTATCCGATCCCGCACCGGCACACCGTGCCGCTCATTACGAACCCAGCGCAGCGCATCGTCCCGGCTCCAGGGCTGATGGGCCGCGTTCGCGACGACGAGATCGGTGTAGACGGCGTGTTCTGGGTCGAGCGCGTGCGGCACCACAGCAGTGTGAGCGGCGGCACGTTCACCGAGCTGACCTTGATCGATCCGCAGCACTTGGTGCTCGGCCTCGACGAAGCTACGCAGCCCGTGTCGTCGCGCGCGCCGAAGAAGGGATGGTCGCGTCGTCGATGAACGTGGACCTTCTCCCGCTGACGCTGGTCGAACGGCGCGACGGCTTTGTCTTCCTCCAGCCCAAGCCATGGGGCGAGAAGGGGACCGGGGACTCGTATGAGAGCATCCCGCCCTTCGGCCTCTGCGGGCGGCCGCGCGGGCCGACGAGCGCAGGCGCCGCGACCAGCATCGTGCTGCGCGATGGGCCCGAGGGTTTCGTCATCGCGACAACGGACCCGCGTTACGAGGACCTGCTGCCAGACACCGGCGAGGGCGGCGCGGGCATCTACGGCTGCATCGAGCAGAGCGGGAGCAAGACGCCGCACGTGGTCATTTTCGGCGCCGGTGGCGCCGCCCCCGAGGGGACGATCCGGATCACCTGCAACACGGCAAACGGCGACACCACGGTGGAGCTCAACCCGACCACCGGCGACGTGACGATCACGCACCGATCGGGCACGAAGCTCGTGGTGAAACCAGACGCGGTGTACCTCGGCGACGATGCAGGCGCATTCCCGCTAGTGGTTGAGAAAGGGACGATTGCGACGTGGGCGTCGGCGGTGGTGTCCGCGCTCGGAACGCTTGGGCAGACGGTGCCAGCGCTCGCTGGCTACACGGCCGCGAAGGCCAAGGGGATATGAGAGACATCATGAAGAACCTCGTCGCCGCATGGCTGCGCCGCATTGCGCACTGGCTCGATCCACTCCCACGCGTGCGGGAGTACACCATCAACCTGAAGCCGGGAGTGACGTTCGCCGATCTGTTCCGCCAACACCCTCCGCCGTCGAGTCCGTTCACCTTGAGCCTGGACGGCAAGGTGGTGTTCGAGGGGACGACTCAGAAGCCGTGAGCGGCGAAGCTGGCTGGGGCGAAGCGGGTGCCGGCGAGGCCGGCATCGACCCTCTCTCCGCCGATATCTCGCCGCCCGCGGCGCGTCCGCCGCACGCGCTCTTCTTCGACCCAGCCATCATGGACTTCCCGAAGGACGATGCGGGCCGCTACGTCGAGATCCATCCGGTCGACCAAAAGGTCGAACTTCAGCTTGCCCTGGCGCTCGGTTCGTCCGCGTCAGCACCTGGCGTGGGAGGCACCCTGCGCGAAATCCAGATCGCTTCGCGCGAGGCGATGACGGACGACGCCACGCAGCGCGTGAACGTCGCGCTCGCCGATCTCATCGCCGCCGGCGATGTCATCCTGGTCTCGGTCGTCGCGTACGCCTCCAACCCATGGCGCGCGCACATCGAGGTCGTCTACAAGAACCGGCGTGCGCCAGACCGGGATCGCAACCGCACCAGCGTGATCAACTGACATGGCCAGTGACGACATCCCCGGCGAGTTCTACACGCCGACGCGCGACAAGGTCGTCGCCGACGGCAAGAATTCGTTCGTCGTGCGCCAGATGTCCGTCGACCCCACGAAGACCGTCGACATCAGCCCCACGTCGTTCCCCGCGATTATCGCGGAGGTGTTCGGCGACATGGCGATGCCGCATTACGCCAATGAGGCGGCCATTGCACCGACGTTCCTCGTCAAGAACAACTTCGGTGCACGACTCGACCGGCTCGCGAAGGAGAAGCTCGGCGACGTGGAGGGAGAGCGGCTCCCGGCGACCGGCGGGTCTGGCTTCATGGAGGCGACAAAGATCGAGGTGGGCGGCGCGCCGATGGATGCGAGCACCACGCTCATCCACAAGCCCACCTCCCAGCGCTTCCGGGTCGTCGAAGACAAGACCTACCAGGACGGCGACTCGATCCAGATCATCGGGATCAGCACCGGTCCAGCGACGAACCTGAACTATGGCGAGGAGCTTCAGTTCGAATCCCAGCCGCCAGGATGCTCGCTCACGGCGACAGTTCTGCCACAGAACGATGGGACGGGCGTACTCGTCGGGCTCATCGGCGGCCGCGAGGGGGAGACCGACGTCGAGCTTCAGACGCGGATCATCGAAGCGCAGAGCAATCCCAAGGCCGCCGGCAACGCCGCGCAGGTGGTGCAGGTAGCGCAGCGCACGGCCGGCGTGCCGGTCGAAAAGGCGTTCACGTACGACGCGTGGATGGGGCCGGGGACGAGCAGCGTGGCCTTCACGCTCCGGCCGGACGCGGTCTCGTCGCGTATCCCGAACAGCGTCCAGCGCGGTCTGGTCGAGGCGAACCTGCGGAGCGCCTTCCCCCTCGACTGGTCGATCACCGTCCCGACCATCCTGACGCAGGAGCTGAAGATCATCGTAGGCGTGACATGGCTCGCGAGCGCGCGCGGCTGGGCCGATGGCGACCCATGGCCGGGGTACGTCGACGCAGACCCCCTCAAGGTCTCGGTCGTGTACGACTCGCTCAGCATGCGCGTGGCGACGATGGGCACGCTGAGCGCGGCGCCCGTGGTTGGGCAGACGATCGCCCTCTTCGACATCGTGACCAAGAGCTTCAAGCGCAAGCGCATCTCGCTGATCACGACGGTCACACCAGGTCAGCTGTACGACCTCACCTTCACCGACGCGCTCGGCGCGAGCGACAGCTTCGTGCCGGTCGTGGGCGCGCTCGTGTCGCCGTGGTCGCCGAGCCTGCTGCGGCTGCCAGCGGCGATGCTCGCGTACACGCGCTCGCTCGGCCCGGGTGAGATGTTCGCGAGCTTGCCCGATCCGGGCGGCCGGCGGAGGCGCTGGCCACCGTCGCCGAGCTCGTGGCCGAGTGAACTCACCAACGTCGATACCGTCAACGCGGCGAAGGCGAGCGGCGTGCTGGCGGACGCCGAGGTGCTCTTGCCCGATACGCCGCGCGCGACGACGGTCGGCGTCCCGGGCGTCCACGTCTATCTCCAGCAGCTCACCGACCTCGCCGTCTTCCCCCAGAGCTGACCGAAGGATCAAGGACCATGGCAGGCGGCGCCCTCGACGGCAAATATACCTACGACCTCACGATCGAGGATGGCGGCCCGCGCGTGCCGGACGAGATCGACCTCGGCGGCGTGCAGATGAAGAACGGCGACCCACCGCCCCAGAAGGGCGCGGAGGAGGACGCCGACATGACGATCGTGCAGACGTACACGCTCGCCGGTCTCGTTCGCATGGCGGGCACGTGTCGACTCTCCGTCGAGTTCGATGCCATCGAGATGAAATACGTGATCGCGCGCGTCGCCTCGATGGGCACGCTGGTCGCTGCCGACATGTTCGCGCTCGACAACAGCGGCGGCACCGGCGACGTGATCATCTCCTGGAACGCCGGCGTGCTGCCGCCGCTCGTCGGCAAGCCGCGCATGACGATCCCGGACGGGCCCGGTTTCGGGTGGGCGAGCGCGGGCGTGAACCAGGTAAACGTCACCCTGATGCTGCTCAACCAGACGCCCGCGGACATCAATTTCGAGATCGAGTTCTTCGGCTCGTAGCTCATGAAGCGCTCTCTCTACACCCCTCCCGGGCTCTACGAGTACCGCGCCGGCAAGCCCATCGCCGAAGGCCTGCACGAGACCGCGCTCGCGCTCTTCTCGAAGCACGGCGCCGAGCGCGGCGGGTTCTCTACCGAGCCTGGCTCGCTCGTGGACATGATCTCCTTCGCAATGGCGATCGTGCTCGCGCGCGTCGCCCGCGCCGATCAGCACGTCGACGGCGAGCGCTTCGCCGACGGGGCGTATTACCTGCTCGACGACTTCGAGGAGGAGTACGACGTCACCCCCGGCGGCGACGACACCCTCGTGGACCGGCGCGAGGCACTGGCTCGAGCGAAGCGGGCAGCGCGCGGCTGCACCCGACAGGAGCTCGAGCAGCAGCTCCGCGAGCTCCTGGGCGACAAGAACGGCGGCTTGCACGTGGCGACCCCTGACGAGGTGGCGGTATGGCCGGCGGAGCTCGGAGATCAGCCTCAGCTCCTCCAGGACGCCGAGAGAGACCGCAAGCTCATCCGGATCACGCCGGTGATCATCGACGGGCTCGGCGCTCCGCAGACGGTGGCCTACGAGGCGATCGACCCGAAGATCCTCCCCGACGAGGATCACTCACTCACGGTGGGAGAGCCCCTCGTCGTGGAGCCAGAGATCCTCCACCGGGCCGAGGTGGTGACGATAGCTACTCTCGGGCTCGACGGCGACACGCCGACCTTCACGGCCACGTTCGACAATCCGCACGAGCCTGGCTGCTGGGCGGCGCGCCTGCCTTTCCCGGCGTGGACGAGCACCCAGCGTCACGTGATCGTGGGACTCGTGGCGAGCGCCATCAGCGACCCGATCTTGCGAAACCAGCTTCACGTGATGCTCGGCAAGGTCCTCCCGATCGTCACGACGTGGGACATCTGCGGGTTGAGCGGCTCGGCGCAGGTCGGGCCGTGGACGATCGGCGGCGACCCAGCGCTCGGCGTGATCGGCCGCAACCCCCTTGGCATCATCACGATGTCGGCGACGTGACCGGCGAGCGCCAGCGGTGGATGGTGTAGCGCGCGCTCGCCGTGCCGCACCCATCCCACCCGACGCGCGTCGTGACGTTCACGATCTCCGACTGGTTCGGCGGCGACGCCTCAAGCTGCATAAGCCGCTGCTCTGCCTTCTGGATCTGAGACCGAGCGAGCATCCGATCGCGCGGCTCGTCGCCAAAGCGACGCAGATATTCCAACCATTCGTCCAGCCGGTCGCGCTCTCGCTCGACGTCCAAGTCCACCACCGTCCGATCGACGTCGACGACGGGCCCGGCGTACGCGCCGAGCGCCCCCTCGAGAAACATCCGCAGGTCCATCCGCCCAGCGTGAGGCGCGCGCCGCGCCCTCGCAACCCCTCACCTCCATGGACGAGCACCAGATGCCCGAAGCCCTGATCATCGCGCTCGCGGACACCATTCCGCCCGCGCCCAGCAACCTGTCTGAGGTCGGCTGCGTCCCCGTGCCACCGTGCGCAGTCTGCGGCGCAGCGGCGTGCGACCACGAGAGGGAGTTCCCCGCCGATCCGACCGGCGCGCCGCGCGTCGCCGTTGAAGCGGTGCGCGGGCCCGACGGGGTCTACCGCGGCGCGTGCGGCGAGGAGTCCTGACCGATGGCGGCTTTCACCTATCCGCCCGGCTGGCCTGGCACGATCACCGGCCCGTACGTCCCGGGCCCCGACGAGTACCAGGCGATCTGGGACAACCTCGTCAAGGCGATCAATAGCGAGGGTGGCACCTGGGCTCCCGGCGTCTTCATCACCATCGGCGGCGCGGGCTTCGAGTTTGCCGGGACTGGCCACACCATCAAGGCCAGCGGCCGAATCAATGTGGCCCCTGGCGCGGAGATCCTCCTCCCCGACACGGCGAGCGCGGTCACCAAGCCGACGATCCGCGTGAACGGCAGCAACGGCGCGATCCTCCTGTACGTCGAAGCCCACGCCTCGAAGCTCGAGGTAGAGAGCGGCGCCATCGTCCAGCTGAACCACGGAAGCTTCCTCAACCTCCTCGGCGCGCTCACGCTCGTTGGCGGTGGACCCGGGACACTCACAGCCCAGAACGGCACGACTGCCACATTTCAGAGCGGTGCTCAGCTCGCGCTGAATGCTGGGTCCGTGGTGAACGCGAGCGGGCACATCGACTTCAACAGTGGTTCCACCGTCGAGATCAAGAGCGGATCGATCTGGCAACTTCAGGCCGGCGGGCAGCTCGCCATGGCAGGCAGTATCTCGGTCACAGGCGAGGTGACGTACAGCGCCAACAACTGGCCCAAACTGACGACCCGAACCTGGACACGCCACAGCTTCGACATCGCCCTCACCACGTTCGCAGGCGGAACAGACGTGGGACCGGATGACCCCGACGTCTGGGTCGAGAAGAGCAACCAAGGCGACGCGCCGTGCATGAGAACTCGGCCAAGTTCCTCAAGCGGGCAGGTCCATGTTGTTGAGTTCTGTGACTTGCCACCCGGAGGAGTGCTCACTGGAGTAGACGTCACCACGCGAGGCGGCGAAAGCGAGTTGCCAGTCTATCCGACTTATCGAATCGTCCGATGGCAAGACGGCTCCGACAATTTCACATCCCTGTCGGACCTCACAACGGATATTCATGACGTGACCGGTGACTGGAACACAGAGAACCAGACGACGGAGTTGACTACCAACACGACCGTCACGGTCGACAAAGCTTACAGGTATGGTCTTCGAGTGTTCCACCCATACTCCGCCATTGGCAACTACATGCGCATCATCAAGTGCGTAGCCCAGGGAACGCTCGGGAAAATTCAGAACGCCTAACCCTCAGTCGCATGTATTAGTGTGTACTATCCCTTCAACCGGAGTGCACTCATCGATGGTGCAGGCGTCACCATCGTCTATCTCCGCTTCGGTGAACTTGCGATGGCGCCACTTCCCCGTATCGAAGTCGCACAAATCCTCGGTACACTTATCGTGATCGTCCTGACCAGGCTTCAGCTCAACGGCTTTACACTGGTTTTCGAGCCCACTTATATCGGCGCATTCCCACTCGGCAACGCAGGGGCCCGCGACGTTTTCATAGATGCAAACCTTGCCATCGCACTCAAAATCGGGACTCGTGCTGTCGGTGCTGCCGCACCCGGCCTCGGTCTCGTCGCAGGATACCGGCGGGCCCTCGCCGCCACACCCGACCGCGCACGCAAACAGACTGACGAACCAACATACTGCTACTGGAATACGCATATCCACCATCCTTCTCCCCGACGGGCCGGAACGTATAAGGTCGGCCGGAGGTCCGGCAAGTTGAACGTTCGCACGTGGACACATGCCACGTACTGACTCACAGCGGCGAACGCCCGTCCAGGGTACCGTCGCTCAGAGATTTATATGGTTGCAATAGCATTGCTGGTTGCCCTCTTGATGGGCTGCGTCGACTCGAACGAGAGGGAGACAGCGTGCGAACACGCCACGGTCGGACAGGACGACACCACCGTGGAGTTCTGCATTTGCCGGACGCACGCCTCGTACTGTCAGGGCGTGTGGCCTGGCGCCCAGGAGGGCAACGCCTGCTGTGTCGACCTCGGCGATGGCGATCTGTTCCGCGGTGTGTGTCGCGAAGGCACGTGCTTGTTCGAGTGATCCACGTCGATAAGACGCGTCGGCGTCGATGCGATATCGCAGGCAGTCGCCTACGGCACGCACGCGTCGTAGCAACAAGGGAGCGCGCGCGGTGTCGCATATTTGCAAGGATGGTGTACTGGACCAGGCACGGTGGTGTCCCAGTCGAGGTGATAGATCTTCAATTTCGGGTCGTAGTATTCGCCGTCGGCAATCGATGGATCGCCAGCCTCTTGCAAATACTCCCAGTCGTTGCACCTGCTAGCGGGGCCAGCCACATACGCATGGTTGATTTCGAAGTCTATAACCTGTGTAGTACGATGGATCCACACTGTGTTTTGTGGGTTAATAAGGAGGAAATTGGTCTCCTGTGCCGCTTCGGCCTTCTTGATCTCCAGATATTCGCACGGATGGGTCCCTCCAACTGACTGGCAGATTTCGACCCCCGCCTCGTATCCGGTCTTGCCGTTGGCCAACGGGTGCATTCCCCATTTAGGTGGCACGTCTAATACATACCCAGCAAATGTGAGCGCACCTTCGCATTTTTCGGGGCACGGAGAAATTATCTCGTGCGTTGGCCCGACCTGTGGGTCGCATGAGTCCATGGTGCAGGGGTTGCTGTCATCGAGTTCACTGTCCGAGTACGGGATGTGGTCCCAATCGTTCCCATTGCATGTGTCGTTGGTGCAGGCGTCGCCGTCGTCCGCGCCAGGCAACTTCTCATCGCCGATACAAAACCCGCTGTTCGAGCACTTGTACGAAAGCCAGCAGTGGTCCTTC